CCAGAGATGAAGGGTTATCCCCCTTTCTCTCTGGGACGAGTGGTCCACCAAACTAGGTGCGCCTTTCGAACAAACACGATGTGTTCGCGAGTGACGACCTCCTAGTCGCAGTAGCCTTCTAGACTAAATGAGTCATGAAGACAACTACTGTGGTGGTTGGATATTTATCCTTAAGGATGTTTCCCCTGATGCCACGTCAGCAACCCTGACAAAATCAAGATCGTGTGACGAAGCGGAGGACATCCGTGGGTTCTGCAAAAGAAACAAATCAAATTGTCCAAAATCCCAAAGCTAACAAACCAAGAGGTAAGGTAGCCCAGGGCCGGAAAATCCAATCCGCTGCTGATGCAGAAAGGAAATCTGTCCAAGAACGGACAACCCAAATTCAGGGATTCGCGCAAGCGATTCACTGTTGGCTGAGGACACAGATCGGGCTCAAGAGCCCATTTGTACCTATTGCCAAACATTTGGATGAGACAATGTCTCAGACTCCGATTGAAGACTTGCCTAAGCACTTCAAGCTATTGATCACTACTGCGTTTTCGCGGAAGATGGATCAAGATATGCCAGAAGGCTCTGAGCAAGTGGAAGGAACCTGGCCATGGCCGGTGAAGTCGAGATATCATGGAGCTTTAACAGCATACATGAAAAGACCTCTTCGAAGGAAGCGTTCTTGCTGGGCACTTTTACAATGTAAAAACCTAGCGAACACTGTCCCCTTTATTGCAAAGGTAAAAGCTTACGAGAAACATCACGTAGCTTTGTCGGAAGTAAGAACAACCGACCCTACAACATTAGAAGAGTTTAGATACTTCATCCAGCCCTGGTTGGTCAGAGTTAGAGAGTGTTACACAACGAACACACAGATGGCAAAGCCAAGTGCTTGCTGTACTCGCAAACGGTCTGACGGAGGACTCAAAGCCTCACTACGCAAGAAAGTTCAACACAAGGGACATCTAACAGTTCCGAATCGAAAGATTCGTATGGAACCAGTAGTTATCTCTCTTGTTGGAGATCCTGGCGTAGGAAAGTCGAGAGCATTCCGGCAGATCACTGAGAATATCGCAGTGCGCTTTGGCAAATGTACCAAAGAACCATCCGGTTACGCCTACTGGCGGTCCATAGCAACGGACCACTGGGACGGATACCGCAACCAGCTTTTCGCTGGAATTGATGATTTCGGAGGTCAGATTGGCCTTTGTGACGCCGACGAGATACCACCAGAGAAATTAGAACTTCTCCAGACGGTGTCGACCGTTGATTGCGTTTTACCTATGGCAGATTTGAAGAGCAAAGGAAGGAAGTTCACTTCTGAATTCCTTGGTCTCTCAATGAACATGAGAGCCCTTTGTTGCTCTCCCCGCTTTGCGGATGCTGGTGCATACTGGCGCCGCGTGGGAAAACCTGTTTGGGTAATGCAAAATGTCACGAAGACTCATTGCAATCTCTTGAAAGTTGTGTTCTCTAAAACTGACGAAGAGTGGAACGGTGTGATCGGACAGTCCGACCTCTGCCGCATCTTAGTAAAGATGGGCTTCACGGGTCATCCGGGCAGTCCGGCTCACGCCCCACACTGTATGGCCAGATTCATGAACGTACACAAATCGACTGTGCCAAAGATCATTTCTGATTGGGCACTGTCGAAATGGGAAGAAAAGAATGCAGAAGAGCTTTCGCTCAACGCTGTTCGTTTCCAGCCTTTCTCCTCCTGTAAGGAGTTCGAGGTAGGCTTCGGGTACGAGTTCGACATTCCATCAGAACTCCCCCTGAACAGAGTTGGCGTTTTAGGTCTTTGTGAGCCTTTAAAAGTGAGAATGATCACCAAGCCTCAACCCCTTGCCTGGGCCCTCAAGCCATTGCAGATCGCAATGTTTAAAGCTTTAAAGTCCTGGCAATGTTTTGAGCCTTGCTGGAATCCAGATTTTGATCCATCTAGAATCATAAATTCGGGGTCCCAGAAGGGTCTTTCTCTTTTATCAGGTGATTACTCTGCTGCCACAGACGGACTTCACATGGACGTCAGCCTGGTGGCGAGTAACGCTCTCGCCGAGTTTTTCGAAACGATTGATCCTCAGATAGCCCGTCTTATTAGATGGGAAGGAGGGGTTCACACGCTTGATTACCCGATTTTGAGCTACACCGATGATAACGGCAAAAAGGTTCGTAAGACCTTTCCTCCTGTCATTCAGTCGAATGGTCAATTAATGGGAAGTCTATTGTCTTTCCCTATTCTCTGTCTAGTAAATGCCTTCACGTATGCACGTGCTCACAATCTACTTCTTCACGAATTAGATCGCGTGCTCATACACGGTGATGATATTTGCTTCCAAAGTGACGCCGACTCTATTTCACTATGGAAAGAGCTCGCCAACTCGGTTGGGCTCAAACCTTCAGTGGGAAAGAACTACGCCGCTCGTGACTGGGTCTCAATTGATTCCAAGTTGTTCGTCAAAAAGAAGAACAAATTAGAAGAAGTTCAAACTGGCAAATTCAAATGCCTTGTAAGAACAGCGAGACAAACAGACACGTTCGAAACAGCTCTTAAGAGTGGCTTCACTCCAAATCAAGTCCGCTACTACTCAGCAGCACGCCTGAAAGAGACTCCGAGGAGCCTCAATATTCCGGTGTGTTACGGAGGTTTAGGAGACAAGTTTAGAAGAGAAGAAGGAGACGAGACGATCAGAGACCGACTCATATACATCTACGAAAAACGCAAACGTTGTAGAGTCGTTCCCACTAAACAGACCCTGAGAGAACTACGAATTCTTAAAGTGCCGCTTTTTGCAGCTAAAGAACTCAAGATCGCTCAAGTTCGTCTGAAAGTCGAAGAAGATCAGCTCGAATGGGAAGATCCAGAAGAAAGAGATCAGCTTGGTGCTGAGGTCTTTCCTCATCGAGAATTCGATCGTTTCCAGAAATGGGCGCACAAAGAGGAGAACAACCAGTTCTTCCGGTGTGTTGCTCGTTTGGATTTGAAGCGAGAAAGGCCACTGACTCTCTATAAGAGTGTCACAGTTGTGGTTCAATCAGACTTCGAATTCGCCAGGTTGAATAATCTGGTGGAACGAGAATTCTCTCGGTTTCATTCTATCGGAGAAAAATCCAATAAACTATCTCGAATCGTTGATTCAGTTCGCTCGCGCAGGCGGAGGAGCTCCCCAAAGGGGATCCCCGCTCACTTGCTTACGCGCCTCCAAGAAGGAGGGCGGAGTTCGGTCGCTGAGACAGGCGCACTTCGTGCAACCCGTCAGACGCGGACAGTAGTGAATACGTCCACATCAGAGTCAGAGGGACCAACAGACCTGGAAAGATGGAACAATCCATTAGTCTATGGTTCTACTCTCTCACTCCTCAACAAGATGGGGCCGAGATAGGAAACAGTGAAGCTTCCATGCTTAACTCTGGGTTAGCCCGCAAAACGATCGCGGGGTTTTGTACCTAGAGGTTGCGTCAACATCAGTTATGTTACGCGCTTCGGGTATGATTCGGTTGCCTTCTGGACCAGATGATCT